CACTGAGAAGTACCGCAGTGAGTACGATAGGATCTTTGGGTCTAAGACTAAATGCACTGAGTGCGACAGGGGTGCAGACGTAATTAAACCTGTCATATGCAAGGAATGTAGAGGTGAAGGGTAATATCTTAGAGTTCCTTAAGGGCTTCACCTTAGTATTAACAATAGCACTACCAGCCATTCTGGCAATAGTAACTACTTTAAGGATTTACAATGAATACTAAAATGATATCCGTAGACGAAGCATACTTCAAGGCTATCCAGCGAGACAGTGAGTTCTTAGAGATCCTTGAGACCTGTGGTGTAAACCACCATACTGGATGGGATCAGGCTGTGGAGATCCATGATGCGTACCTAGCTGAATCAGAATTAGATGGCGAGGAGTACAGTTATGAAGGCTGATTATATAAACCATATAGGTAATGACCTCACAGTACTCGGGGAAAACACTAAGATTCTTACATTACCCGTAGTTTTTCAAGCCGCTATCCTCGGAGTTCTCGTACTATATGGGGTAGCGTTCTTGAGTATGGACGCAGCACACAACGCAGCACATGACACTAGGCATTCTTTTGCCTTTCCCTGCCATTAGACACTAAGGATACTAAAGACAATGAAAGCAGAATACATAAGTCACATGGGTGACGACCTGACAGTAGTGAATGCTGCTAGGGTTAGCTTTGATAAGGAGTCTGTAGGTGAGCTAGGTGAGAATGTATATATGGTTGATGGGGGCTTTGAGCAGGAGTACTTACTCTCAGATAAGGACAAAGGCCTCATAGGTTATCTAGCTAAACACGGCCACTGGACGCCCTTCTCGCATCCTCAGATCACAATGCGTTACACAGTGCCTATCTTCATAGCTCGTCAAGAGTTCAAGCACATCGTAGGCTTCACTCGTAATGAGGTTAGCCGTAGGTATGTTGATGACACACCTGAGTTCTACACTCCAGACACTTGGCGTAGTAGGCCAGAAGGGAGCGTTAAGCAAGGCTCAGGTGGTTCTAGTGAAGAGAGTGAGTCTGTAGCAATCTGGTATGACAAGGTTCTTTGTGAGGCTTACGATACTTACGTAATGATGATTGACTTGGGCATAGCACCAGAGCAAGCCCGTATGGTCTTACCTCAGTCCATGTACACCAGCTACTACATCACTGGTTCACTAGCAGCCTTTGCTCGTATGGTTAAGCAACGCTCAGACCCCCATGCTCAAGTAGAGATACAAGAGTTAGCCTCTATGGTTGATGCGGTGATTAGACCTTTATTCCCCGTAAGTTGGGAAGCTTTGGTAGACTAAAGTGCACCTTAATGTGTACATTGTACATAATGAGGCGCATAGAACTGTAAGGAGTAACATATGCCAGCAACACTGGTAGCAGCAATATTCATAGTACTGAGTGGTATAATACTAATGATGCACTACTGGCTTATGCCTACTGTGTATGCAGTTGGTGTTGTTATCTCTCTGGTATCTATGGTAAGAATATTAACTTATATGAAAGGTGACGTATGAATACTGAAAGGAGTTATGGCATGACCCCTCGGGGTTCTCCAATGCCTCAGACAATTGAAGAGTGGAAACACTTGGTTGACCTTGATGAAAAGGTAATGCTACGGGACAAGGAAACTATCTCTAAGCTTAAGATGAAGATCAACCGACTAGAGCAGAAGCTTGAATCACATAACGGTAGGGTCACAGGGGTACCAAGATGAGTGAAGCAATAGAGAAGTTCTTTAATACAATGGTCATTGAGTTTGACAGTCCCATGCTTGAGGGGCATATAGACTCATACCAAGAGGAGTGGCTGAGGACTTATATGGAGTTCTATATAAAGGGTGTAGCTAATGAGTGAAGATTGTAGGTTAGAACCAAAATGGAAGAGTCTTGACTCAGCTTATGATGTTGAAGCTAAGACTAACGTGTTTGAGGGTTACGATCCTCAGAAGTTTAAACCAAACCCCAACGGATTCCAACGTGCACCTGAGCCTGAGTCAGCTATTAACTCTCAGGTAGATGGTGATCACTATAAGAAGCAGGGTGTGCAGCCACTGGAGGCTACATTCCTAAACTTTGGGTATGAAGGGTTACGTGCAGCAATCTACACTAAGGTAGGTAAGTACCTCACTCGTGCGAAGGGTACACATCGTAAAGATATAACAAAAGCAATCCACGCATTACAGATGCAACTAGAGTTCTTTGATAGAGGTGAATAATGATTAAGATGTTATCAGGCAGTAGCTGCTCCGCATGTAATATGCTAAAGGCAAGGCTAGATGCTGAGAATTTAGAGTATGAAGTACTAAGTATCGAAGAAGATGAAGGGATGGATCTCGCTAAATCACTGGGTGTACGTCATATACCTGTACTTGTAAAGGAAGTTGAAGGTAGTGTTGTAGGTACTTTGACAGGTGCTTCCTACCCCACCGATAAATACAAGGAGTTCTTTAGTTGATAGGATTAATAACAGATGTCATATGGTTAGCCTCAGCACTGGCAGTACTAACTTCAGTGGTGCTGTTTATGTTAAACCCTTTGTACGCCTTTTGGATCGAGTCCAAGTACCACATAGATCTTGAAGGTGATCTATACCAAGCAGTGTCTGAAGCTGTTGAGAAAGCAGCAGATGATGGCTTACAAATCAGTATACAATTAATAGTCGGAGAACCAGACGTTGAAGAAGCCTCAAAAGAAAAAGAAAATACCTAGTAACTCATTGGGCCTACAGGCCTTGTCGCAGAATCAGTCACACTACATAAACTCAATAGATGACAACGTAGTGTCAGTAGGTACAGGCTTCGCAGGTTCGGGTAAGACATATATCGCGTCTACATGTGCTGCTCAATTTATGATTGACAACAGAGACAGCCGTATAGTCTTATGCCGACCTAACGTTTCAGACTCCAAGTCCATTGGATTCCTTCCGGGTGAAGAACTAGACAAGATGGCCCCTTGGATCACCCCTTACACTGACATATTACGTAAGCACCTTAATGGTAACTTCGAGAAAGCCTTGCAGGCTGGTAATATTCAGGTAGTACCCTTTGAGTACATGCAAGGTAGAACCTTTGACAACTCATTCGTGATACTAGATGAAGCACAACACACCACACCTAAAGAGATTGAGATGTTTCTCAAGCGAATAGGTAAGGACTCTAAGGTTGTTATCTGTGGCGACATACCACAGGCACGACTGGGTTCTAAGTCTGGTCTTAAACTTATCATTGATATGCACAAAGACACAGCACTGCCAGAAGTATCCGAGAACATCGGTGTCACTGACTTTAATAACCCAGACGACATTGTACGTTCAATCTTCTGCAGAGAGATAACCAAAGCCTTTGACAGGCACTACTCAATGGGCGGGTAACCTAATGGTATTTGACACAAAGACATGGCTTAAGGCTATAGTAATTAAGTACGAGAGGGGTCAACCATACCTACTGCAGTACGTACTTGACAATGAAGAACTAGATAACTTAACAAAGCTTATAGATGCACTGTCCGAACTAAGGATAGATGAAGCTATAGCAGACTACAAATATAAGGGGAATGACAATCAGTGAACAAGTCAAATGAAATTCTATCAGACATAACCATCTTCTCAAAGTACGCCAAGTACATCCCAAAGGAATCCCGAAGGGAGTCATGGCATGAGCTGGTTTCACGAAACAAAGAGATGCACCAACGGAAGTACCCTCAGCTCTTTGATGAGATTGAAGGTGCTTATTCCTTCGTATACGACAAGAAGTCGCTTCCTTCGATGCGTTCGCTACAGTTTGGCGGCACTCCTATTGAGCTTGCCCCTAATCGTATTTACAACTGCGCTTATCTACCTGTTGAAGACGTAGAATCCTTCTCGGAGACTATGTTCCTACTACTTGGTGGTACAGGTGTAGGCTACTCAGTGCAACGTCATCACATACGTAAGCTACCTGAGGTCGTAGGGCCTAAGAAGCGTACACGTAGGTTCCTTGTATCAGACAACATTGAGGGCTGGGCAGACGCTATTAAGGTGCTTGTTGAGGCTTACTTCAAAGGTGCTATGGATGTTGACCTTGATTATCGTGATGTACGCCCAAAGGGTGCACGTTTAATCACCACAGGTGGTAAAGCACCGGGTCCACAGCCACTTAAAGACTGTATTCACCACATCCGAGGTGTCCTAGACACTGCAATTGGACGTCAACTGACCTCATTAGAGGTTCATGACATCATGTGTTACATCGCTGATGCTGTGTTAACAGGTGGAATCCGAAGAGCAGCTATGATTTCATTGTTCTCTATGGATGATGATGATATGTTAGGCTGTAAAGCTGGTGAATGGTACATCGCTAACCCTCAACGAGGACGTTCTAACAACTCAGCAGTCATGTTGCGTCATAAGATCACCTCAGGTGAGTTCCAGAAGCTATGGAAACGTGTAGAACTGTCAGGTTCAGGTGAACCCGGAGTATACTTCACTAACGATAAGGACTGGGGGACCAATCCATGTTGCGAAATCGCGTTACGCCCCTATCAATTCTGCAATTTATGTGAGCTGAATGTATCAGATATCACATCTCAATCAGATCTTAACGAAAGAGCCCGAGCAGCAGCCCTAATTGGCACTCTTCAGGCTGGTTACACAGACTTCCACTACTTACGGGACATCTGGCGTGAGACTACTGAGAAGGATGCACTGATTGGTGTTGGCATGACAGGCATTGGCTCTGGTGTCATCTTAAACTATGACTTAAAAGAGGCAGCAGATGAAGTTGTTAAAGAAAACAAAAGAGTTTCTAACCTTATGGGTATCAATCCTGCTGCTCGCTGTACTACTGTTAAGCCTAGCGGCACTAGCAGTTGTGTACTTGGTAGTTCTTCCGGTATCCATGCTTGGCATAATGATTACTACATTCGCAGACAGCGTATTGGTAAGAATGAAGCGCTTTATCAGTACTTCTTGGAGAACCATCCAGAACTTGTGGAAGACGAATACTTCAACCCCCAATCGCAAGCAGTAATTGAGATTCCACAGAAGGCCCCAGAAGGATCCATTCTGCGTACTGAAAGCCCCATCGAGTTACTTGACAGGGTACGTAGGTTTAACACTGAATGGGTAGCACAGGGTCACATAGAGGGTCAGAATGCACACAATGTATCCTGTACCATATCTGTACGTGATGACGAGTGGGAACTGGTAGGTGAGTGGATGTGGAAGAACCGTAACACCTTCAACGGTATTGCAGTACTACCTTATAACGGTGGCACATATATCCAAGCACCATTTGAAGATATAACAGAAGAACGTTACAACATGATGGAGAGTTCACTAACATCAATCGACCTAGGTAATATCATTGAGTCTGCAGACGAGACTGACTTGAGTGCTGAGGTTGCATGTGGTGGTGGTGGTTGTGAAGTACCTTAAATAATCGACCTGAGTAGGTCACTGTAAACTGCTTAATAGTCTTTGGAGGACTACAGTATGATTGAAACAGAAAGATACAAAGCCTACATGGTTTCATGTGAAAAGCGGATTGAAGCCCTAAAAGCTATGGATGTGGCTAAGAAAGCTGAAGCTGAAGCTGCAAGTGTACAGCAGGCTGCATACTGGGACTACATGACTGAGGGTGAGTCTGATGACTAAACTAATATGGGATTTAGAAACCAACGGTCTTATACCAGAAGTTGACACGATATGGTGTCTTGTGATGCAGGACATTGAGACTGAGGAGATCTTTTCTTACTCTGATTGGGATGATGCACTTCCCTCTCTGGCTGAAGGGCTCCAGA